CTGTTGCTGCCTCGGCTCCATCCTCGCCCTTGCTGATCACCATGAACTGCCCGCGCACGTTGACCACGGAGACGATCTCCTCCGGGTTCGCCTGCGCCTGTTGCGCCGCCGCCTCCACCGCCTGCTGCGCGTCCGTAAATGCGGTCGCCGCCGCCGTCCACCCCGCCGCCGCGAGCATCTGCCGCGCCTGGTCCGCTGGCACGTCCACCAGCCGCCGTTGCAACACATCCCGCTCGCGCTTCGCCTGCGCCAGCCGCGGCGCGACCGGCTTCACCGGCCGGAGCTTGGGTGGCTTCGGCGCCCGGCCTTTGACCGTGCGGCCCTTCGGGGTCTTGGGGAGCTTGATCGGCTTGGGCTTCTGGGCCTTCGCCGCCCCGCCGGTGGAGCCGCCGATGGACTTGATGATCTGCGCGGCCGCCCATCCGCTGATGACCTTGCCCGTCGTCTTGTCCTTCACTGCCTGCTTGCCCGGAATCTGCTCCCACCGCGACGGGTCCGCCGCGTACTCGCGCAGCGCCGTCTCCTCCTGACGGGTGAGCAGCAGGTTCTCGGGCAGCTCCTCGTCTGCCCCGTCAGGCAGCAGGTCGCCGAGCGCGTCCTCGTCCCTCTCGGTCTCTTCGGGCAGGTCCAGCTCCACCCGGATGGCCTGGCGCACGGGCAGGTCGGCGTTGAGCGCGCCCGCGTCGATGGCCGCCACCACCGCCTGGATGTATTCGAGCATCTTGCGGGTGTCGAGGCGCGAGAAGCGCATCCGGGGGATGTCGTCGGTCGTGACGCCGGGGAAGTTGAGGCGCACGAACAGCTCGATCGGGCCGGGTGTGGACTCGCCGCCCCAGGTCAGCGTGTCCGCGACATAATCGGCGACAGACTTGATGCCGAGGAGGAAGAGGGACGACTTGTCGCGGGACTCCGCATACGAACCCGTGCGGGAGCCACGGGAGAGGAATTCCGCCAGGAACGAGCGGGCCATCTCCGCGCTGTGGTACTCCATGAGCTGCTGCGCGGTGCCCCGCGACTGGCCCTGCGGGAAGATGCCGAAGCCATCAACCACGTCCTTTTCGGGCATCACCAGATACCCGTTCTGGTTGGCGTGCAGGCTGGCGAGCGCGGCCTTGATCTTGTCCACGTCGCTCTCGGTGGCGTCCTTGCCCACCTGGGCGTACTCGGTGCCCACCTCACGCCGCTCGACGCCGATGGCGGAGATGCGCTCGATGCCCTCCTTGAGGAGCCAGTGCTTGTACATGGGGCGGCCGATGGACTCGCCGCGGAAGTCGCCCGCCTCCTGCTCATTCACGAACAGCAGACACCGCTCCGGCGGGATGGGGATGTACGCGAACTTCCCCGTCGCCAGCTTCTCGAAGCCCGACTGTTGGGGGTCGGGCACCCACACGAACTGCTGGACGCCGGCGAAGTCGCCGTGCTCATCCACGTACCAGCGGAAGATGGTCTTGGGCGGCCGGGGCGCGAGCTTGGTGAGCACGTACATCCCGTCGCGCACGCCCCACACCATCTCGAACAGGTAGTGGCCGTAGCGCAGGTAGCGGAGGATTTGCAGGAGCGTCTGCTGCCAGGACTTCGACATCCGCCGCAGCATGTCCTCCGTCTTCTCCGCGATCTCGACGTGGCGCGGGTCATCAGACGCCGGCTCGATGCTCATCTGCGCCGAGAGGATGGGGAGGATAACGGCGCGCTCCACACCGCGGGCGGTGCCGTCCGAGCGGAACATCCGCTCCATCGCGTCGAGGCCCTTGCTCCCTTGCAGGTCGGGGTTGTACTCGACGCCGGTGAGGAAGCCGGAGAACACGGTCGTGCCGCTCGCGCCAATCTCCCGCAACTCCGGGCGGCGCTGACCCTTGGGCGTGGGTGGCGGCGCCGCACGGTATTCGCGCAGCGAAGGCTCTCCACCACGCGCGGCTCCGTCCGCGATCCGTGCGGCAGCGGCAGCGGCGGCGAGGCGGTCGGCAACGTGCAGCACGGCATCGGAAAAGCGCATCGGTTAGCCTCCCACAAAGGCGACGCGATGGGTGTAGTCCTGTTTCACTTCATCCCAGGAGCAGGAACCGAAGCACACCGCATAGCCACCCTCACCGTCGCACACCTCGCAGGTTTCCCACTCGTCAGCGGCATAGGCGATGGGGTCGGCATCGGCAGGCGCCCAGCCACCTTCTCCGAAGCATTGCCAGCAGTCCGCCCACGTTTGGGAGCAGCACTGACACCGAGGGCACACGTCCTCATCCATCAGAACTCCATCCCCCGCATTTCTTCGGCCCACCGACCGAACTCTTGCAGTGCGAGCACTGTATCCCGCGTGCCCCAACTCCTGAACGGGTCGTGATGCCCCGCCGCGTCTTTGCCGTCCCACGCAACAATCAGCCAGCCGTCCGCGTCACGGAAGATGCGGACGTTCTGATCACCAAGATGGGCACAAGCGAGATAGCAGTCTGTGGGGTGATCGGGGCATTCGTTCAACGCCGTCGCGCGAGCACGGGCGTAATCCGCAATCACGCGCAGACGCTCCATCTGCTCTGTGGCATCCATCATTAGAACACCGTCCTCCGTGCCGCACCCATGTGCGTGGTCGCGCGCTCCTGCGGGCGGGCGCGGTTGGTATCCGGCTCCTCATCCCCGAACACGTCGGCGGTGCGGCGCTTGCCCAGCACGGGCGCGATGTAGCGCAGGGCGTCCAGGCGGTGATACCGCTCCTTGTGCTTGATCTTCTCCGTCGGCTCGTTGCGCTCGTCCAGCTCGCGCGCATAGGAGCCGAGTTCATCGAGCAACCCCGTGCAGGTGTCGAACACGTACAGCCGGAAGGTCTTCCACAGGGCGATCACACGGTCAATGCCCGCCTCCACGTCATAGACCTCCGGCTCCCGCACCTTCACCCCGGCCGCGTTCCAGTCCATGCGCTGCTGGCTCTCCGACTTCGCCCCGCCCATCCACCGCACCACGTTCGTGCCCGCGGCCACGGCGAGCGCATCGGCGGCGTGCTCGGCGGTGCTCTTGCCCCCGGTCAGGCTCTCCCGGTAGACGTAGCTCACCAGGGCGCGCGGGTCGTGGGCAATCCAGACCAGCGCCGTGTTGACCGCGCCAAAGTCAAGGCCGACGTAGCGCGGCCACTCCGGGGGCACATCGAATGGGTGGACCTTGTGGCCGCCGTCCTCGCGGTAGGCATCGATGAAGTCGGCATAGATGAGACCGGGCGGCCGCTCGAACTGACCCCGGTAGAACATGCGGAACTTCCAGTCCGGCAGCGTCGCCCGTGCCCGCTCGTACTCCTCACGGGGGAAGCGCGGGTTGGCGATGGAGTCGAACTGCACGATCTCGATGTCCTGATCGCCCGCCTTCCAGCGGTCGTGAAGCTGCTGCTTGACCCAGCCGAGGTTGTAAGGCGTGGTGGTGCCCAGCACGCGGCCGAGGTGGATGGAGAGGCGGCGAATGATTGCGTCCCACGCCTCCACCCCAAACTGGTCCTGCCCGCACTCGTCAATCCACGCCCCCTTTGCCGTGGCCGATTCGAGCGATTCGGGGTTGGCGGCCGAGCCGAAGATGACGCGGGTGGGTTCCTCCTGCCTGCGTCCGAATGACCGGACCTCGCCCGCCTCGCTGAACTGGAATACGCGGTCGGCGGCCAGCCACTCGCCCAGGCGCATCCGGTCACGGAAGAGCTTGAGGAATTCCGGCAGCATCTTGAGCTTGAGCAGGGGGTAGGTGGCGGTCACGCCGAGGTAGTCACCGGCGCCGCGCTGCTTGATTTCACGGTAGAGCCAGTGCGGGCCGAAGGAGGTCTTGCCGCCCTGTGTGCCGGAGATGATGAACACAAAGCGGCGGGTGGAGTTCCACGCCTGCCACTGGCCGGGATGGAAGTTGAGCACCATCCGCCCCTGCGGCGGGTTGCCGGGCAGCGGCTCGATCGTCACCAGATCCTTGGCTGGGGCAGCGCTCACTCCACGACCCCCGCGTCAAGATCGATGATGTACGGGTCATCCGTGGCCGGGGGCGATGTGGCCGGCGCATCCAGCTCGGGCACGTCGTCGCGGGCGGTGAGGCGCGGCTGCACCACTACCTGCGTGATCGTGATTTCCACGTTCGGCCCGTCGCTGCCGGCCGCCTTCTGGTCCCACTGCCCCAACTCGATTGCCGCCTGCTTCTCCAATTCCCGCAACTCTTTGAGCAGGCCCGTGTCCAGCGCGTACTCGTACTCGACGACGCTGCGCTTCACGGAGTCGAGGTAGTCCCGGTCGTTCAGCACGTCCCGGTCGAAGCGCCCGCCCTCCTCATCCTCCACGTATTCCAGGTCCACCACGGGCCGGGACTCGTACACCTTCACCAGCATGGGCGTTGCCACCAGCAACCCGGTCTTGCCGCCGGCGACGTTCTGCATGAGCGGGTCCTGGGCGCGCTCCTCAATCACCTGTTCGAGCAGGCGGTGGCGGTTGACCATCGCGTCGATGCGGTTCTGCTTCTCGGCGATGCCGCGGCGCTTGATCTCCGCCGCCCACGCCTCGCGGTGCTCGTGGACCTTCGCCTGGAACGCGGGCAGATTCTTCCAGCGCGTGAGGGTCCTGCGGCCAAGTCCCAACCGCTGAGCAATGGCCTCGTCTGACTCGTCATCCTTGGCGACGGCCAGTGCAGCCTGGAGTTGCACCCTGGAAAGCTCAGTATTCTGGGCCATCTTGCGCCAACCGCCTATCCCACCAGTTCCGCGTCGTGCCGCTCATGCTCCTCACACACGGCCGTCATCAAGCCGCAGCGCGAGCACGCCCACGATTCGCGGCCCATCGGCACCGGATGCACGGACACGTACCGATGCCCGCACCACCAGCACCGCACCCGGCAGACCTCCCACGGTCCGTCCTGCTCAGCAACGCGGCCCATCGGCTCGCCCTACCCCGCCACATCCGCCGCCGCGACCTCGACCGGCATCTCTGCTGTGCCCCGGTCTGACGGCTTGTTGCTCCGTATTGTATCAACAGCCTCTGCAACAGCATCGGCCATCGTGTTCGCCATGTGCTCCCACGAGAACTGCGCTGCCCATGCCGGCCCTTTCGCCGCATGCGCCGCGAGCTGGGCCGGGTCGCGCTTGGTACGGAGGATGTCGATGGTGCCCGCGATCGCTTCCGGGGCCACGCATGCGAGCTGCGCGCCCGTAAACCACGTGTCCCAGTCCGCCACGGGGATGCGGATACCGAGGGGTCCGGTGACTTCCTCCTGGTTGCCCCCATCGGCGGGGATGCACACCGGCAGCCCGCAGGCCAGGGCCTCAAGCAGCGGCAGACCGAAGCCCTCGACCTTCGACGGGGAGACGTAGAGGTCGGCGGCCGCGAGCTTCTGCGCGAAGGTGGCGGACGGCTCGCCCTGCGTTGCGTGGTCCTGCACCGCGAACTGGACGTGGGCGGCCACACCTGCCCAGCGCGCGATGCCCGCAAGGTCGAAGCCGCGCGGGGGGAGGAGGTCGTTGGGCTTGCAGTGGAGGTAGAGATGGAGGTCGGTCATGCCCTGTCGGTGGAGCATGGCGACGGCTTTGATGAGGCGGTCGTGGGCCTTGCGCTCGATGTTGCGGGCGACGTATGCCACGACGTACTTGCCGGCCCAGCCCATCTCCTCGCGGACGGCGGCCCGCTCCTCCGGGTCCAGGGGGCGGAAGACGGTGGTATCAACGCCGTGGGGCACGTGGGGGATGATGAGGCCGTGTTCGGCGGCCAGCACACGGGCGGCCCAGGCGGTGGGGGTGAAGGCACGGGTGGCGAGGCGGAAGGGGGCGGCAAGCATCGGTCCAATGGGCGCGCCTTCGACGGGGGCGTAGAGGACCGTGGGGATGTGCGCCTGCCCGATTTGCGCGAGCACCGCGAGCCAGCCGTGGGCCGAGCCGGGGTCGCAAACGATGAGGATGCAATCGGGTCGCGCATCTTCGAGCACCTGTCCCAGCAGCCGCATCCCCATGATGTCCGCGCCCGCGGGGAAGTAGGGGCGGACGCCGAGGTCCTGGTACGGGCGCGAGTCACAGAACGGGGCCGTATCGAACCCCGCCATCTGGCTCACCGCCCACCCCCGCCGTACCATCTCAAGAGCAATCGGCCGCAACACCTGAGCGAAGCCCGTCGTCAGCCGTATCCCGTCCCCCAGCAGCAGCACCCGCATCACACCACCCCCAGGAGACGCACGCACGTGTAGACGTAAAGTGCCACTATCACCAGCACCGTCAGCAGG